TTGCAACGGTACTGTTTTGTAATAAAATTTCGGTTGTTCAACCATGACCTGTCCGTTACTGCCATCTTCGGCATAACCTACATCACCATAGTATGCGGTTACGGTCTTATCATCAGCAACATTACATCTTTTCCTACCGCCTAGCATATTAAATACATCAAAATCCGAGCCATGAGTTTTGCCGACCGCACCTGCTAACCTTGTTAAAGTGTTATTTGGTATATCAATTTCAACGCCGATAATGTTTTCATCTGTGTAGCCAACAAAACTTTTAAAATCGTCAACTTCATTCGCAATTTCAGCCAAGGACGAACTAATTTCACCTTGGTTTTCTCTTAATCCGTCATAATCATGTGCGGTAAATGTTCTTGCTATTGCTGTTCCTGCATCCCATGCTTTTGCATCCCCTTGAAATCCTCTTGTTACATTTGATAATGTATTACCAGTTTTTGTTCCATATAAAATTGTTTCTGCATCTTCTCTTATTCCTATTGTTGCAATATTTGGAGCATCTGGTAGTTTACTCCCATCTACAACATCAAAAGAAGTTACTACATCATTAATACCTGCTGTTAAAGTTGTTCTTAAACTATTAGCTTGACCTGGATATAAAGTTATCATATTTTACACCGCCCTTGCTATACCGCTGGTATCTAACACAACTGTGGTATCATTTACGGGTGTTTCTGTATCAACTGCTTTTGCTTTTGCCCAAAAATAAACCTTACCAGTATTATAACCAACTGTACCTAATTCTATTTTCGCACCATATGCACCATATACTCCTGATTCTCCTACAACATCTGGAGCTAATGCCCAACTTTCTGCGGTATCTCCACTTGGTATTACTTCAGTATCATCAACTTCATAATTTTCATCTGCCATAGCATAAAGCCTAACCTCTTTTTCTTCATTTAAATCTGCTCTTAAAATAAAAGTTACCGCATTGGTTGTTGTCGGAGCTTCTGATACTTGCACATCATCTTCCGCAAAAAATAATTTTATATACATAATATTTTTATCTCCTTTCTTTTTAAGATATTAATGTATGTTTTATAGTACAATAACCTATTGATGTAGTTTTTATATATTCTAATACACCATCTCGGCTTTCTAGTTCATGATAAAATTCTCCCCATAAATCTTTTGTATCTTCTGGGTCTAATTTAATTATAACATTTTTACCATCAACACGAACACCGTTTCCCAAAGTTTTTGTTATTAATTTTTGAGCCGCTTCATTTCTAGCTAAAGCCCAGGTTGCAAAATAATGTTCAGGTATATCTACATCAAAAGTAAATATTATTTCATCATCATTCCCAGCCCATACTGTAAAATCTTGATTTTCAACCACAGGTTCAATTAAGCTTCCTTGCAAATTGATTATTCGCATAATTGGAATACCAGCCTTTCTTAATGTTTGTCCTAAAAATGTATCTTCTTTCCATACTTTTCGTAATGTTTGATATAAAGGATTTACGAATAAATAAACAATTCTGTTTGTCTGTGCTTGATATTCAGCCATTTTAACAACTTTTCTAAATGTTTGACCATCAAAAGCCGCAATTTTAATAACTTTTCTGAATGTTTGACCACTAAATTCCGTTAATTTTCTAACATGCCTTAATGCTTGTCCTGTATATGTGGATATATGTGTTACTATTCTTTTAGTTTGCACTATAAATTCAGCCGCTACCGTCAATATTCTTTTTGTTTGAAATTTATTTAAAATTAGCTTATATACATTTCTTTCTGTTTGACCTGCATAATCACCATAAACTTTGTTATTAAAATTACTTCTATTAAAATCCATATATCCACCTCCTTACATCACAGTTCTGCCTGTATATCTTGTTATTGTAGTTTTCATTTCTTGCATAAATTGTAATGGATTTTGAACACCATAAAAATTAAAATTACCATTTATTGCAAAATTGGAGCCCATGTTTGAATAATCAATCGGTGTTACGGAACTTCCTCTGGTTAAATTAATTAATTCAGGGCCTTCTTCCCCTACTAAAGCTAATCCACCAGGATGGAAGCTTGTGCCTTTTGCATATTTACCTTTTATCAAATCTTGTAAAGAAAAATCCCATGAAGCTTCTAATACTTTTTTTATTTGGTCATTCAAGGAAAAATCTATTGCCGCATCTTTAACCGCTTTTGGCATAACTGGTTCGGTCGCCCCAACTCCAAACCCATTTACAAACCCAGATTTAAGATTTTCTGACACTGTTTCAAACAAGCCGCCTAATTTTGTTCCTTTAAATCCTAAAGCTTCTTCTTCTAATTTTGCTTGTTCCGTTCTTATAGCTGTTTGTTGAGCTAATAAATCCCGCCAAGCATTTGCAGTTTCATTTATTTTAGTTATTTCATTATCCAAATCTTTTATTATTAAGGTATGCCTTTCTTCTTCTGCGGTTAATGCAACTGATTTTTCTTGGTTTATAAAAGCAATTTTATTATTTAAAGCTTCTTCTTCTAATTTTAATTGATTTTCTAGTCCTTCTTTTGTTGCTATATATTTATCATCTTCAGCTTCAATTTTAGCTTTTCTTTCATCCTGTATTAATCTTATTTTTTCTTCAAAATTTGTTTCCAAAAGAACTAACTCATCGGATAATTTGGTTTCTAAAGCCAAAACTTCTGACTCATAATTTTTCTGTATTTCTTCTAATCGTTCCTTATGTTTTTCTTTTTCTTCTTCAATTCTATCTTCAATAAGTTTTAATTCTTCTTCTTGTTTTAAAGCTAAAGCTTCTTGTTCGGCTTTATATTGATTTTCTATTATAGTTTTTCTGGTTGCCGCAGTTTCTTTTTCTTGTGCTATTTGTTCCTTTAAAGCTTCTTGTTGTAATTTGCGGGATTCTAAAATCTGCTGTCTTTCTAATTGCGATAAAAAGTCTTGTAATTCTTTTTCATATTCAGCCCTTTTTTCTGCATTTTCTTCAGCATCAATTAAATTTTCTAACCTTAAAATCTTTTCTTGATTTGATTTTTCTTTTAAAATTCGTTCTTCTTCTTTTGTTTTTGCATCAATGGCATCAATTTCATTCTGCAATTTTTTTAAGGAATCAGCTAAATTTTCATCTACAATTCTAACCCTTGCATAATATTCCTCATCTAATAATTTTAATTTTTCAGTGTGTGCATTTCTGGCTTCTTTTATTTCTTCTTGATAATTTTCTAATAATAATTTATTTTTTTCATCAGCATTTTCAACCGCTGTTTGCATTTCAATATTTAAAAGGTCAATTTTTTCTTTGTGAGCCTCAGTTGCTTGATAAACTTCTTCTTCATATTGTTCTTTTGCTATATCTGATAAAGAAGCCGCTTTATCCTCTACAACGCCGTAATATTCATTTATACTATTTATTCTATCTTTATAATTAGAATCTAAATTTTCTTTTTCAGCTTCTAAAAGTTCAATGGTTTCTTTTGATTTTTCTTTTGCAAGATTTATTTCTTCTGTATATCTTTCCTCTAATTGTCGCACCGCATCATTATACAATGATTTTTCAGTGCTGATTTTTTCTTCTAAAGCTTTTATTTCTCCACCATATAAGGTATCAACTGCTTCTAATCCTTGCTTTTCCATACGTTTATAATTTTCAATTTTTTCATTTGTTGCATCCCTAACTTTTTTTGAAGTTGTTGTTGCCGCGTATGCCAATCCACCGATTGCCGCTGTTAAAGCTATAACAATTCCTATTGGCCCTGATAAAGCTATCAATGCCGCTTTAATGCCTGCAATAACACCTATTAACTTGCCACCAACAATTAAAACAGGCCCTATTGCCGCGGCAGTTGCCGCAAATCTAACTATTGTTTCTTTTTGTTCTTCATCTAAATTATTAAACCAGATAGTTAATTCTGCAATTTTATTTGTAAAGTTTTCAACTATAGGAACTAAATAAGACTTTAAAGTCTCCCACAAAGTTAATGTAGAAGCTTGAACCTGGGATAAACTTTTTTGCCATTTAAAATCAGCTGTTTGTGCCGCAGTTGCAAAGGCAATTTCGGTTTCATTTGTTGTATTAGCTAAGGCATCAAAAATTTGAATATTATCTGCCGCATTTGCTCCCATTAAATCTAAAGCACCAGATAGGGCTCGAATATTAGGAAATACCTGTGCCATAATTTCTTCACCATATTGGTTTGTTAAATTTCTTAAATCTCCTAATACGGATATTAACCCTTGTTCTTTCATTTGTTCCCTTAATTTTTTTGATGAAGTGCCCATCATTTCTAAAGCTTCCTCAGCTTGTGAAGCTGGTTTTAAGAGTGATACAAGAATTGCCCTTAATTGGGTGTTAGCTGTTGCGGCATCCGTTCCTGTTCTTGTCATAGCCGCAGTTGCAGCCGCTACTTGGTCAAAACTTACACCCATTTCACTTGCTACTGGCAAAACATTGCCCAAAACACCTGCAAATTCAGTGGCATCTGCTTTTCCTTCTCTTACTGCCGCAACTAAAATATCGGTTGCCAAAGATGCCGATAGGTTTTCTTTACCATAAGCATTTACAGCAGAGGTTACTAAATCTGCAATAACTTTTGTTTCCCCTAACCCACCAGATGCCGCTTTGGCACTCATTTCCAAAATATCCATAGCTTCAGCGCCTTTTATACCCGCTGATGTTATAAAATATAAGGCTTCAGCAAGTTCTTTTGGACTTCTTGCTAATTCAGGTGCCATTTTAATTATATCTTTAGCCCAAAGGTCAACTTGTTCTTGAGCGACCCCAACAAGACCCACAATTTTGGACATTTCAGCTTCAAAATCTTTTCCTACTTTAAAAGCCGCGGTGCCCACGCCTAATAATGGTACGGTTATATATTTAGTTAAATCTTTACCCACCCTTTCCATGCTTTTTCCTAATTCTTTGAATTTTTGTTCTATATGGTTAGCCGCAACCTCTCCGGCTTTTTTTACGGTGCCCATTGACTTATCAAAAGAACTAGAATCTGCAGTTACGGGTGCAACAACTTCACCTATAATATACGCCATACCATCACCTGCCTTTCTGTTTGTTTCTGCTTTGTTTAATAGCTTTCATTTCCTCAAAAATTAAATCTTCACTGGATTCTACTAAACTTCTATTTTCTTTATTCTGCAACCATCTTGAATATGCTGAATCTTGAGGTAAACCTTTAACCAAAATTAAAAATCTTCTCCAACTAATTAAATCTTTTAAACAAATATTTGTTAAATCTAATTTATAATATCTTTGAAAATCAGCTTCTAAAGAACCCCAAGCCCATAAAAGTAACTTGGGGTTTATCCGTTTTTTAATTCTTTATTTGTTGTTTTTTGAAATCTTTGTCCTATCCATTTTTCCATAATTTCAGGAATCATTTTTCCTATTACAAAATTAAATGTTACATCATCATTTTCAACCTTTTCAAGTTGTGCTAAAAATTTAGTTCCAAACATTAAGCTAATAAATTCTTTAAACTTATCATCAGGTATTTCAAAAACAGTTTTTCCATTTCTTGTGACCAAACAATTCCGCATATAAAACATTGAAAAGGAAAAGGGCATTTCAGTGGGGATATTATAAAATTCACCTTTAAATTTTATTTTAAATGTGGGTATTTTTGTTTTGTATTCTTTTAATGCTTCATCAAAATCCAAAATTAATTCTTGTTCTTGATTTTCAATCAATTCTGCATGTTTTTCATTTAAAAAATCTATTTTAGCCTGTTTATCCATTTTTATAATATCCCCCTAATAATATTTATGAACCTGGTACTATATCAACTTTACTGTTTACTCTAAATGTTCCAGTAAATCTGTAAACTGCTGTTGTTGAACCCGATTCATTATAAGCTGTAAAAAATCCAGTTAATGTTTGACCATATCCAGTGTTTTTAGTGTGTGTGATTGTTACAATATCCCCTGCCTCAGCGGCATCTCTTAATTCACTTTGCCCAACATCTGGGCCATCTGCTTGACTTTCCATAGTAATGCCTTCTATTGTTGCGGTTTCACCAACGGCTATTGATACAAATTGCTGATGTAATACATTTGAACCCGGTATTACATCTTCGGAACCAGTAACATCCTCTTCAGATACAGTTAAGGCTCTGGCAAAGGAGGTTACTTTACCAACTACTTCATTATTTACTTCTAAAATGGTATTACCAAATTTAACTTCACTCATAATTATTCCTCCCTATCTATAATCATTTCCTTGTGAATCAATCCTAAACATATACTGGGTTGACCACTCATTCCTTCCATTATCATCTTTTCCTATGCTTGTTGGTGCGGTTGTTAAATATACGGCATGCACCAATGTTCCACCCTCATATAATGAACTGCCTCCAAAACCTAATAACTTTTTATAAATGTTTTGGCTTATATTTCTTGCTTCCAAATAATTATTATTCCTAACTAATATTTGAATGCCCACCTGGTCTGTATTAATTGCATGTGAATCATCCGAAACAACTGCAGAAGTATCATAAATTGTTATACAATTATCTGGCATATCTGGCTGAAATCCTAAAAATAAATTAGTAGCTTCTGTGCCAAAATTATTTATTTGTAACCATCTTGTGACTTCATCACCTATCATACTAACACTTCCTTTAATCTTTGGCGTAAAGCTTTTATTAAAGTTCTTCCAGCTAGTTTATTAAATGGGTCTTCTAAATATTTCATTTTTCTACCTTTTTGAAAATTAGCATTATTTTCATGCCATCTTATCGCATATGGTACAATTGGGTGCCCTGTTCCAGGCCCTCCACCAAAAGATACTAATCCAACAGGCATTACATCATCAATAACTGCAATACCAGACCGCATTAAGGTTCCCTCATTATGTGGTACTTGCTGTTTTGCCGCTTCAAGTATAATATAACAAGTATCTAATACTGACATTCTACTTGCTTCTAAAACTTCATTTTTTAATTCTTCCCCACGCCAGTTTTTCCACATAACTTTTCACCTCGCTAAAACTTCATAATGATGTGTCTTGCCTGTTCTTGGGTCATCAATGGGTAAAATCTGTAATACTTCCATAACCTGTCTGCCATAAGGATGTGTCTGTGATATTAACCAATAAGGATGTTCTGATGATATAGGGGCTGTTGGTGTTAAATATATAATGGTGTTTGCAGTTACTTCTTCCTTATCTTTGTATGTTTTTAACTCAACCCCATACTCAGCAAAAGCTGGTACTAAACAAGCAATAGTTGTATTTTCAAAATCACCTGTTAATGTTCTTTCTCTTTTAATTATACTAACCTTATGTGTCATTAATCTTTTAAACTTTTGGGAGGTCATGTTAATTGCACCTTTCTTTTAATTAAACCACTTCCCGCTAAAATTATATCAGAATAAATTAAAGCTTCTGGGATAACTTTACTAGCTTCCCCATCTTCTGTAGCACTAAATCTTCCTAATTTTACACTGCCTCTAGATGGGGCTGAATCATTGTTATCTACCAAAAAAGCTATCATAAAAGCTACCCATTCTTTTACAATTTTTGCTTGATGTTCAGTTACGGAATCTGAATTATCTAAATCAAGTTTCCAACCATCATATGCACATGCATAATTACCAATTCGGGAATCTAATAAAAAACTGGCCCTTCTTATTCTGCTTTCTGTTGCATCTGTTATTGGCCTATTTGTTATTTGATTATATTCATCCAAAGTTATATACATTAAAAATCACCAGTTTCTTTTAATATTCGCTTTAATTCTTCTTTTTTACCCCTAGCTGGAATATTATTTTCTTTGGCTAATTCAACTAATTCTTTATAGCTTAAATTATCTAGTCCTTGTGTAACAACTTTGACTTTAACACAATCTTCTTTTTTGATTGGTTTTAATGTTTTTTTAGCTGGAGGAACCATTTTTGCTGAACCCATATTAGTATATGCTCTGCCATCTTTAGCTGAAATATTTATTATTTCCCCAACTTCATATAATTTTCCTTTATAATATCTTCTTTTTAGGAATTTAATTTGCATATCTACAACCCCTAATTAATAAATTAAGAAGGGCTTTTTATTGCCCTTCTTGTTATATATTGTTATTTAGCTACCCGGTGTTCCCAAAACTGCAAATGGATATCTCTCATCTTCGTCTTCCTGCAATCTGTTTATAGGATTGGGCACCTGCCAAGCAACTCTCATTGAACTTCTTAAAGCTACCATGTTCTGCTGTGGCAGATTATAAAGTATTTCACCAGTTACTGGGTCTTGGATAACTGCTTCGGTCAGTATCTTCCAAGTTATATCTTTTCTTATTGCATACATCAGTTGCTTCCAAGCACCACTTATCAACATTGATAAGTTAGGAATTACTGCGCCATTTCTTGGGAAGATAACAGGTTCTCCATCAATTTCATATCTAGTTGAACCCTGAACTCCCTCTTTATACAAAGATTTAAAAATGGGTACGCCATCGGTTGCTCTAACATTTCTTAATCTTCCCCGCATACTCATAGCCGCTACATGACCATCAACCATAAACCCATGTTCTTCAACCTTAGCAATAACTCCATCTTCACCTAAGATTTCTTCATATAAATCTGCACCGCTACCCAATGTTACAAAATTGCCTGCGGCCATTGCACCTGATACAATATTATCAGGCCAAACGGCTGGAGCATTGACACCATACATTACTGCCTGGTCAAAAGCTAAACCATAAGCTTCAAGCAGTTTTGGTCTTGCTTCTGCCCAAATATCATAATCACTATCATCTAAAACTGCTTCAGGAATAGCAACTATAACATTTAATTCTTCAGCATCTAAATATTTGTTTTCCCACATCAACCTAGATAACTTTTTAAACATTTTATCACTATTATCACTTCTTGCAGTTGGCCCTGGATTTGAAAAGTATGCTGTTGGCAACACACTTAAAACTGGAATCCTTCTTTGCTGTCTACTCATATCTGGAGCCCTATATGCTAAACTCATTACTGCACAATTTTGGGCTACATTTTGCACTATTTCTCTCTGAAATTCCTCGGGCATTAAAGCTTCTGCCCCAGAACGTGGAATATAACTCATAAATATTCCTCCTAATAATTATTTTTATCTACCTACGGCTTTTCGGATTAAATCATTCATGTTAAATCCGCCTTTTGTTTGATTATCTTCATTTTGATTATCTCCTGTTTTTGTAACCGCGGGTTTTGTTTCTTTTCCTACTAAATAAGGTTTTTCTTCAATCAGTGTTTTTAAAGCTTCAGCCACCCCAGAAATATTATCATTAGCATCAACTTTTAATTCTTCTTTATCTAATAATTTATAAGCCGCATCTATATCAATTATATTTAATTTAGATGCCTGAACCATGATTTCTGATTTTATTAATCTTTGTTCTGCTTTTGATAAAGATTCTTGGGCTTTTAAATCTGCTTCTTCCTTTTCCTTTTTTAATCTTTCTGTTTCGGTCATAGCCGCTTTTTTCTTTTCATCTTCAATCTTCTTTTCCCAGCTTGCCTTTTCCCTATTTAATCTGTCTGATATTATTTTGTCAAGTTGTTCTTGGGTAAAGACTTTCCCCGCTGGTTTTGGGTCTTTTGTTTCGGTACTATTTTCTTCAGGATTTGTTGTATTGGTGTTTTCAGTATTACCTCCCGTACCACCATCATCTGGTGTAAAAAATCTTTGACGTATTCTATAAAATTTCATTTTAAAAACCTCCATTTATAGCCTGTCGGCTTGATTTGCTCCTTGCGTAAGCAAGTATAGTTGAAATGTATGTTAATATTAAAATATATCTATTATAATTATAGCATACATTAAAAAATAAATCAATATGTATTTTTAACTTAATATTTTAAAGTGTATATCTAAAAATAACTAAAAAAAAATAAGCCTTTCGGCTTATTGTTGGGAAATAATGCTTAAAGATTATTTCCTAAAAATTACAATTATGTATTCATCTGAATCGTAAACCAAAGTAATTTTAGTTTTTGATTTCAGATTATTAAGAGCTTCTGCCCTCTGAAAAGAATACCCTTCCAAAACTCTTAAAAAATCTTCCAAACTCGTTTCTTCAGTACCATCTTCTCCCTCAATGGTTACTGAAGCTAATTTGGAAATATTAGTCCAAATTCTATTTTTAATTTCCGTAATAACTGTATCACTTTCTTCCCTTGTCAAATACGGGCTTTCGGCTTTTGCTAAAATATCAAGTAAATTCATATTATTTTCCTCCTTATAATTTTTCGATTCTTGTTCCGCTTTTAACA